TGCTGAAGGTACAACTCAAGGTCTTGGAAGAATCACTGCTGGTTCTAACCGTTACTACAGAAGAGTTAAGGTTCAAAACCTTATGTAAGGTAATAGGTATAATTACGTCTCGACCTCCTCACTTGAGGGGGTCTTTTTTTTGTCTTCTCTTATAATTAGTATTGGTATGACAACGATTATGAACGGTAGACTCGATAAAGTTGCTATGACAAATAAACTCATGCAACTCAAAAGAGAACTTGCTTACAAATGTGAGATTGGTGAGATGGGTGAGTGGGAGTGTCATGGTGCAAACAAGTATCTGAATAAAGTATGGGATGTGCTTGATGAGTATTGGCAATAAATAATGATATGTCAAACAACCCATGTTCTCTAAACGAGGTATCCAATAGGAACTTACTCTCGATAGGAGGATTCAAATTAGTAATTAATAAGTGTCCGAAAGTAGACTTTCTTTGCAATAAAGCAAACCTACCCGGACTATCTCTTGGTGTCGCTGTGCAGTCAAACTACCTCAGAGATCTACCAGTTCCCGGTGAGAAACTAACTTATCAGGATCTTAGAGTTGACTTTCTTGTAGATGAGAAGTTGGAAAACTATATCCAATTGTACGAGTGGATGACTTCATTAGGATTTCCAGAGTCCTTTGATCAGTTCTCAAAACTACAGAAGGACAGTAGATACTTCCCTGATGACAATAGTTCTTTTCAAGAGAGATCTGACGCTACACTAATCATACTCAACAGCAATTATCAAGAAGCAGGCAGTATCAAGTTCAGAGATCTTTTCCCAACTGAACTGACAGGAATACCTTTTGATGCTACAATAGAACAGCAACAGTATTATACTGCAACTGCAATATTCAAATATACTATGTACGACTTGATTGACAATGACGGAAAGAAAGTCTAGTTTTTCATTAGATAAGATACAAGAAATGTGGGAGTCTGATTCTAAAATGAATCAGGACGAACTTGATGCAGAGTCTTTAAAAATACCTCAATTACACGCTAAGTACTACGACATATATAATGTAACGCTCACTCTCAGAAAACAGACTGAGACTGCATACTCTAAAGTTCTATTAGAAAGAAGACAGTATTACCAAGGCAAAGCGACTGCTGCTGTATATGCAGAAGAACCCTTTCCCTATAAGGTAAGAGATAAAGATGATCTAAAACTTTATCTTGATGCTGATGAAAAATTGAAGAACCTATCTCTAAAACGAGAGTATTATGATATGATGCTTCGCTACATTGAAGAGATACTAAAACAAGTTACTAACAGAACATATCAAATTAAGAATGCAATAGAGTGGCGACGTTTTACTTCTGGTTATGGCTGATTTGGTTATACGTAAGAAGAACGAAGTATTCTTACGAGTTGAATGTGACCCACATATAAGGCACGAGTTACAGGATCAATTTACATTTGATGTTCCGGGTGCTAAATTCATGCCACAATACCGTAACAAGTATTGGGATGGCAAAATCCGTCTATTCAATATGGATAGAGGGGAGATATATTGTGGATTGATTGATAAGTTACAAGTTTTTTGCGAGAGATATTCATATACATTTGAGTTTGAAGAGAATAAACACTATGGTCTACCCTATGAAGAGAATGATTCATTCTCAGAAGAGGGTGTTAGAGACTATCTAACAGCAATATCCAAGTATAAACCTAGAGATTATCAGGTAGAAGGTGTTACAGACGCTCTGAGACGTAATAGAAGGTTGCTTATATCACCAACTGCATCAGGTAAATCACTTATGATCTACTCTATATGCAGATATCATACAGAAAATAAAAGAAAGATACTCTTGATTGTACCCACTACATCACTGGTAGAACAGATGTACAAAGATTTTGAAGACTATGGGTGGGATGTAGAAAAGTATTGTTATAAGATCTATGGTGGTGCACCACGAAACACTGAGCAGTCAGTCATCATCTCTACATGGCAGAGTATATACAAACTAGATCGTAAATGGTTTGCTAACTTTGATGTAGTCATAGGTGACGAAGCACATCAATTCAAATCCAAATCATTGATCAGTATCATGACCAAGATGGCAGATACAAAGTATAGGTATGGATTTACAGGTACACTTGATGGTACACAGACTCACAAATGGGTGCTTGAAGGATTGTTTGGTCCATCATATAAAATCATCAGCACTAAGAAACTACAGGATGCAGGGTATCTTGCTAAGTTGAACATCAAGGTTTTGTTGATGAAACATGAACCTCAGAAATTTGATACGTATGAGGATGAAGTTCAGTATCTTATCAATCATGAGAAAAGAAATAGGTTTATCAAGAACCTTACTCATGACTTGGAAGGCAACACTTTGATACTTTATAGTAGGGTTGCCACCCATGGACAGGTGTTATTCGACCTCATAAATACTGGTAACCGAAAGGTATTTTTTGTTCATGGTGGTGTGGATGCACAGGAACGAGAAGAGGTCAGAAGTATTACTGAGACTGAAAAAAATGCTATAATAGTAGCATCATTCGGGACATTCTCAACAGGCATCAACATCAAAAATTTGCACAACATTATCTTTGCTTCCCCTAGTAAGTCTAGAATCAGAACACTTCAATCTATTGGTAGAGTTCTAAGAAAGGGAAACAATAAAGTCAGTGCCACATTGTTTGACATAGCAGATGATACGAAGAAGGGGTCGAGGAACAACTACACACTGAACCACTTGATCGAACGGATCAAATACTACAACGAAGAAAAATTCAACTATGAAATTCTCCAAATCAAAATCGGATGAACCTTATGATGAGTTTTATGCTTCCTTAAAACTTGTCTCAGGAGAAGAAATACTAGCGTTGGTCGTTGTAGATAATACAGGTAAACCAGAAAATATTGTCATATCAAATCCAGTGGTATGTCAAGAAATTCGTTCCTCCGGAACGAATATACCCATGGGGTATAAATTTGAACCATGGATGAAGTTGACTGACGACGATACCTACGTCCTCCCTCTAGAGAAAGTAATCACTCTATCACAGATTACAAGTAATGAAATAGTAGATACCTATAAAGACGTAGTAGAATATGGATTCAAACCAACTAATCCCGATCTAACTAAAGATATGGGATACATCAATAGTGTCTCTAAAGCAAGAGATCTTCTAGAGAAACTTTATAGATCTAAGAGTTAATTAATATACCCATCCCTTGAACCCTTACAGAGTTATTGTACATAGAATAGACAGGGTTGTCAAGTTGTGCTATAATTTGAACATAATCTATACATAAGATGGTCAGAAAACGTTCAGAACACTACGTCAATAACAAAGAGTTTCTCTATGCTATTGTCGATTATAAGGCAGATATCAAAGCAGCAGAGGAGAAAGGTGAACCTAGACCGGTTATCCCTAGATACCTTGGCGAATGCTTCATGAAGATAGCAAGACATTTGTCGTATAAACCGAACTTTGTAAACTATATGTTCAAATCCTCGAATCCTTTTGCTTACTTTACACAGATCATACATTATGCATTTCTCAGAAGAATACAGAAAGAAAAGAAGCAGTTAGAGATTAGACAAAAAATAATTGATAAGTCTGGATTTGAAGAAGTGATGACAACTGATGATGGTGGTAGTTGGTCTGATTACAACTCTATCAAAGATAATGTTCAGCAAAGAGGTAATAGATGACCTACGATCTCACAGAGGAAGAATGGGAATGTGTAAGGGCATGTGTAGCAAATGCACCCATACCCTATGACATTAGAAAGAAAAAGATACCTGCTGATATCTTAGAAAAGATAGGAAAACCCATTGAACATCGAGAACCGGGTATAACTAAAGCAAAATACGATCTAACACAATACGGAATCTATGACGATGAATAACAAGTACTATGATCCATACGAGGATCTTGAGGCACAATGTCTAGAAAAACTAGAACACATCGCCAAGTCATTAGGCGGTAATATGAAAAGACTGACCAGAGCAGATTACTCTGGAAGATCATCAAAAGTTATTGAAATTGAGTATGAAATTAACGAAGGAAGTAATTGATCAAATCCAAGAGGCAATGAACCATACTAAAATGAATGGTGATCCTAATTGGTTAGATGGTGATGAATTAGAAGTATGTCTTGGAGGTACATTTGCTGCTGACAAGTTTATAACAATCATCAATCGTCGTACAAATCCCAGACCTACACCAAATAAATGAGAAAAAGACTTGGAGTTATGTGTTCTGGAAACGGAACTAATTTTGAGAATATTGTTAGATCTTGTACTAACCATGAAGTTATGATAATGATACATAACAAAAAGAAATGTGGTGCTGCTAAAAGAGCAGAAAAGTTCGGGATTAATCACTGTTATGTCTCACACAAAGATGAAGATCAAATGGTCAAACTATTTGAAGTTTGGAATGTAGATCTTATAATCCTTGCAGGTTATATGAGAGTATTAAAAAATCCATCTGCATTTCCCTGTCCTATTATTAATGTGCACCCATCATTATTACCAAAGTATAAAGGATTACATGCAGTAGAACAAGCAATGGAAAGTGGAGATAAAGTTACGGGATGTACAGTTCATTATGTAAATGAAGAATTAGATGGTGGAGAGATAATTATGCAAGGAGAGGTTCCAATATTACCAGATGATGATATTCAATCATTAACAAAAGCAATTCAAAGAATTGAATATGCAATTTTACCAGAAGTTATCAACAAATTACCATGACATTATTAGTAAAAGGAAAAGTAAAAAGTGTTTTTACTACAGATAAACCAGAAGAAGTCCTCATACGTTATGAAGATAAAGTAACTGCAGGAAATGGTAAAAAGGAAGATTACCCAAAAGGTAAAGGAACTTTATGTTGTCAAATTTCTAAACTTATATTTGAAAAATTAGAACAATCTGGAATCAAAACTCATTATATTAGCAATCCTTCAAAAAATGAAATGCTATGTAAGAAAGTTGATATTATACCATTAGAAGTTATTGTTAGAAATATTGCAGCAGGTTCAATTGTTAGACAGACTACAATTCCAGAAGGCGAAAAGTTTATTATACCATTGGTAGAATTTCATTTGAAAGATGATAGTAAGGATGATCCTTTATTAACATATGATCGTATGAAACTGATGGGATACGATCAAGCAGAATTTATAAAACCTGCTTTAGATATTAATAAAATATTGACAAAATTATTTTTTAATATTGAACTTGATTTAGTTGATTTTAAAATTGAATTTGGAACAGATAAAGATGGTAATTTATTTCTAGCAGATGAGATAAGTCCAGACAGTTGTAGATTATGGAAAAAGGGAACTAGAGATAGTTTTGATAAAGATTTATTCAGAAAGGATAAGGGAGATATTTTAAAAGCATACAAACACATTCTTGATAGTTTAGAAAATAAACTTAAAATGAATTTTCGTTTTACAATAGGCAAGATATGGAGGGCGTGGGTAAAATAATGAAGGTTGCTATTATCACAGATCAACACTTTGGTTTCAAGAAAGGATCAAAGCATTTCCATAGTTACTTCAAAAAGTTCTATGATAATGTATTCTTCCCTACGTTAGAAGAACGTGGTATTGATACTGTGATTGATATGGGCGATACTTTTGACTCTAGGAAGGGTATTGATTTATATTCTTTAGACTGGTGTCAAAGAACTTACTTTGATAAGTTGAGAGATATGGGATGTAAACTTACATCTATTGTTGGAAATCATACAGCATACTACAAAAATACAAATGATATCAATACCATAGATCTGTTACTCAGAGAGTATGACAATATAGATGTCATTGTCAATCCAGAAGAAAGGACATTTGACAAACTCAAAGTATTATTTGTTCCTTGGATAACTTCAGATGATAGTGAAAGGACTTATGCCACTATAAAAAGATCTCGTGCCAAAGTCTGTATGGGTCATCTCGAACTCAATGGATTCTCTGCACATCATGGATATACAATGGAAGACGGTGCTGACGCTCTCCCTTTCAAGAAATTTACTAAAACTTTCTCTGGACATTATCATACTCGTTCTAGCGATGGTACTATATCCTATCTAGGAAATCCATATGAGTTGTATTGGAATGATTGTAACGATACTCGTGGGTTTCACATATTTGATACCGACACTCTAGAACTAGAACCAGTCAACAACCCTTACCAGATGTACAAAGTCATCAGGTATAACGATACCCCTAGACAACTGTTTAGATTCCAAGATTATAAAGATGTAATTGTAAAGGTTGTTGTATTTCAAAAGTCAAACAAGAAAGAGTATGAAAGATTTATCGATGCATTATCTCATGCAGGACCCTATGATCTCAAGATTGTAGAAAAGATTGACGGATCTCAGTTAGATGGTACAATAGTAGAACAAACAGAAGATACCGTGACATTGTTAGATAAATTTGTAGATGACCTAGAGACTGATCTTGATAGAAACAGAATCAAATCTCTTCTCAAAAACATTTACAAAGAAGCATGTGAGGTGACTATCTAATGTGGATACTTGCTCCCAAAGGACATGAAGATGAAGGTGCTTATGCAGTCAAAGATCAGGCAGGAGAGAAAGTAGTTTTTCTTTTCGAGGAACGTGATGACTGTGAACGGTATGGCATACAACTCGAAGCAAAGGATCATCCTGATATGGAAATTATAGAGGTGCAGGATACCGTTGCTATCACAGCATGTGAGCGAGCGAAGGTAAAGTATACTATAATATCACCAGATGACATTGTAATTCCTGTAGAAAAGAATGATTGAGTTCAAAGAAATAAGATATAAAAATTTCCTATCATCAGGAAATCAGTTTACTAACATTACACTGAATGAGCATGGCACATCAGTCATCATAGGTAAGAATGGTGCAGGAAAATCTACCATACTCGATGCTTTATGCTTTGCACTATTCAATAAACCTTTTCGTAAGATAACTAAGAGTCAAATTGTAAACTCTTCTAATGATAAAGACTGTCTTGTAGAACTAGAGTTCTCTGTACATAGCACACAGTACAAAATTATTAGAGGTATCAAACCAAACAGATTCATTATAGAAAGAAATGGAAATAAACTCAACGAAGATGCTAATGCACAAGATCAACAGAAGTCTTTGGAAGAGCAAATACTCAAACTCAACTACAAATCGTTCACTCAAATTGTTATACTTGGGTCTGCTTCTTTCGTTCCCTTTATGCAACTTAGTGCTCCACATCGCAGGGAAGTTATAGAAGATCTACTAGACATCAGAGTTTTCTCTACCATGTCAGATATCCTAAAAGAGAAAGTAAAGGGTGTCAGGACTCGTATACAGACCTTAGATCTAAAGAAGGAGAGTGTTGCAGATAAGATCATCATGCAGCAAAACTTTATCAAGTCTATAGAAGAAAGTGGACAGGAAGAGATAAGCACAAAGAGACAGGAGATACAGAATCTTGAGGATGAAATGGAAGAGTATCAGACTCTTGTAGATAATCTTCTATATGACCTAAAGATGAAAGAAGAAAGGATCAAAGACTATACCGATGCAGGAAAAACTTTGAGAAAACTAGGAACATATAAAGGAAAGTTACAATCTAAACACACAAATTCTACGAAGGAAAGGGACTTCTTCAAGGA